CGACTTAACAAAACACACCTAAAATTCAATACAAACTATCTCTCTGTTGCGTGTTAAGTCATATACGAACGGTAACTAATCGTTCATGCTTAAGATACCACAACACAACAAAGATGTCAAATATAAAAAACCCTTATCTTCCTATTCTATTCATTAACTCCCTTAACTTCTAACATACTTCCTACAAATTTTGCAATATTTTCAGGGCTTGTTGTTCCTATAGTTTGCAATATTTTATTAGCGATTGCAATATTAGATGGCACGATATATGAAACATCAGTTGCAAAATATCCACAAAAGTTTAGTATATGAGCCAAAACTTCCTTACCATCTGCTGTTGAAAACGTATCTTTGAATTGTTTAGCCAATATCTCAGCTTCTAATTCTGCTTCAGTTTCTTGTGTAATTATTTTATTTACCATTATTTGTCATACCTGCCTTTTGTGCTGTGTCTGCTAGTGAATTTGCATCTGCTAATTGTTGTTGTTGTTGAGCTAGTTGTGCATTAGCTTCATCAACTTTTGCCTTTGCTTTTAGTGCCTTTTCAGTTGATATTAAAATTTCAGTATCAACACCAAGGATAGCTGCCGCCTTGTCTAAGTACTTATTGATGTCTAATTTGTAAGCTGCTTCACTAAAACCTGCTCCTGCTAGTGATAGTGCAGTTTTAAGGAACTCTTCCATAGGCTCAAGTTCTACTCTTCTTTTTTGAATTAAGAACAATGGAGAAACAAAGTCAATCTTTAGTTTTTTGCCAGTTGCAATTTTCCCAACCATTTGATTGATTTTTTCTATGCTTTCAAATCCCTCTACTCTTCCTGCATTAAGCTCATTCCAAAATAACCATTCGTGCATAGGTTCTAAAAATTCATTAGCCATTCTTGAAAAGAAACTTGCCATGATAGTTGATTTTTCATCTTGAAGTCCTGCGGCTTCTGTTGCAGTTTTCATTCTGTCAACATTTTCTGTAAGGGCTAAAAAGAAATCCACATAGAAAGCACGTTTAATTGAGTCAATATATCTTGCTCTATCGGCAGCGGCCCAACTTAAATCACCAACGGCTTCAACTCTACCAAAGTCTTGCCCTGCATTTACAGTAGTTACACCTGCTGGTTGATAATTAACCTTTAGGCCTTTAGTTTTTTTCCAAAGACCACGAGCTATATATTGTGAAAGTAGGTTAATATCTTTACCCATTGAATTTATCATTTTAAAATTAGGTAGTTGATTAATTCCAGGACTCTCCGTAGCCCAGGGAGCGCCACTCATGCTACGTTGCCATCTCCAACACACAAATGGTTTATATTCAAATCTACTCTCCTTGCAAGAGCTTTTCTCACCTTTCTGCCAAAATACAGAAACATAAGGAGCATCACCTTCAACATCTTCACCGATACCAAATTTGCTTGATGGTGCAACATATTGATAGAAAATATATTCTTTTAAAGGGTCTGTTGTGTTATTTTTAATAGTTTCAGATAAAGCATTTTCACCAAATTCTTCAATAGCATCTTCTTTAGTTAACAGAATAACTCTAATGATTGTATCAATTTCACCTTCTCTGTTTGTCATTGGGAAAACTGATTTATTATGAAGTGTTTTAAAAAATGGTTTACCTTTTGCAGTATTTTCTTCCATCCACATAATACCAGTGCCGAAAGTTACAACAGTGCTAGTGAGAAGTCTAGCTTCATCATAAAAGTTATTAGAATTTAAAGTCTTATAATTATGATGTCTAGTTGCTTCTAAACATTTCATAGTTTCACTTGATTTTGAAAACTCATCATTTTCTGGTACATAATTGAACCATGCAATTTGTCTACCAAAAGCATAACCCTCGATACCATTACAGAAAGTATCCAAGGACTCTTTAGGAGTATTATCATAAAGCTCTGACGCATTGAACGGTTTAAAGGTTGAATTTTCCTCGTTCCAATCACCAGTTTCAATACCTATAAATCCTGCAATTTCTTGCCATATTTGTTCGAACTGTCCTTTATCTGCTTTTTGCTTATCAAAAACCGATACTAGTTTTGCTATTTTCTTTTCACTTAATGCCATATTTTGCCATCCCTTTAAAACAATTTGAAATTCATATCTGCTTCTTCATTGAATCCATAGTTATTTTCTTCTTCTATCTCTTCACGTTCTCTAGGCTCTTGATAATGTTGCCACCAAGCGAACATTAGAAATGAAGCTACAAGATCATCATGTGTACTTTCTTTATCTGCTTCATATCTTGTATTACCTTTCTCATTAATTTTCCCTTTGAACTTTGAAAGCTGAAGTAGAAAATCTTCCTTATACATAACTCCTGGGGAGAAACGAAGAAGTCCCTGTTGAAGCACAAGTACAGCAGCGTCCACCAAATCTTTTTTAGGCACGTTAATCTGCTTTAAAACTTGCATACCACCAGTTCTAGTATTTTTATTACCAAACACATTGAGTGGTGAGTCATAGACTTCCCTATATTCATTACCACCAGTAAACACTATTGATATTGGTCTAAGTTTAAGTTCTCTCATAATATCAACAACTGCTTCACCAACACCTGTGCCGTCAACTATTATATCACACTTTCCTAGTAAATTGGGAACTGTTGCAAGTAGTAAAATTCTTTGAGCTATTGCATTGTAGTTTGCACCCTGTATTTTTTCCATTTTTACAAGGTCAAATTTATTAATCTTCATATCTCTTTGCCCTAATAGTTTTTTGCCAGGAACTATAATTGCTTTTTTTCTATATATCTGAATTGCCGTATAATCACTCTTTTTTGCAATATCAACTGAGATTGTATATTCCTCTAACATTAAATAGCTCCTTCTAACATATCAAATGAACTGTCAATATCACCAACTTCAAAGCTAGGCATATCAAAACTATCACCAGTTGAATTTGAAAGTCTATCAAGATCATCATAAGTAAACACATTATCCATAGGTTCTACAAAGTCGCATAGATATTCTTGTAGGTATTGTTGCATACCCATTTCATAGAAGTTTTCTTGTTGCTCATTATAAGAATAGTGCCTAGGCGATATAAAGAACTTTACATCTAACTTTTTATATTTCTCAACAATGTCTATAATTCCTTGCTCGTCTATTTGCCTAAGATCCACAACACCTTCTTCATTTGTGAAAGTTTCAAAAGGAGTTCTAATAAAATATCTATCCCAGTATTTCCTCTGACTAGCTTCATAGAAAAATCCACTCTTACCATTTGGAGTAGATAGCACTGATAATTCACATTCAGGGTTGTCAGTAAGCATAGGCCTAATACCTGAAGTATAAACTGGGTCTATAATACGAGATGCTTCGTCAAGTATTATACACCTAGGTTTTGAATAACCACGAGCTGCAGACTCAGTTGCTGGTACTACATGAATTTTAGAGCCATTTTCCAACTTAATCAAACTGTCTGAGTTTCTTGTAATTTTTGGATATTCTCTATCAAGTGCTATAAAGTCCTTTACCTTTTCCATATTTAGCCCTGCTTGTTTTTCAGTAGGTGCTAGAATAAGTGAAGTACTCCCTGCAAAGTATTTAGCCGTATGACAAGGTAGTGCCGAAACAATAGTTGATTTACCACTCTGTCTAGAAGCTAGAATATGCTTCCTCTTAGAAATAGAACGTGCAACAACGTCTTGCCATTCAAAAGGTTTAAATCCTAAACTTCTTAGATAATAAGACCTATCTAGTGAGCACAACAACTCCTTGAGCACTGCAATTTCACTAGACCTTAAGGGTTTGGTATGATAGTTGTCTTTATAGTATTTACTATTTTGGTGTTGCATCTCTAACTATTCTCCTTAATGACTTCATTAAATTCTCTTGAACTTCAGGACTGTCCTTTGTAGCGTCAATAAACATGTTAGACAGATTAGAGCCTAGAATATTTATATTAACCTCACTACCAACGTTTTTAAGATCACCAGTTATTTGAGCAACCAATTTAAGCTCTTCACGCATTTCTGCACTAGTCTTTAATATAAGTTCTCTAGGGTCAGCAACCTTTGCAACCACTCTAACAACATCAAGATCACCTTCACCATTTATTTTATTAAGAATTCTTTGAAGGGAGTCTTTCTGCCTTATTTTCTTTCCACCTTCGCTAAACACATTGTAAACAATCTCAAGCTCACTAGCCCTAGGGTCAAGATTATATTCATCTTCATTTTCAGGGTCGCTAAGCCATTTATCACAAGCATCAAGCAACTTCGTATTTCTGTCGGCAACAATCTCAAGTCGCATAAGAATCCTATCAACATTTTCTACCATATCACTTCTTAATACTTTAGAAAGTTCAGGCTTAAGTTTCCTATTATAATAAGCCGAAAGTTGAGTTGGCGTTACTCCATATTTCTTTGCAAGGCGAGTATAAGGTATCCTGTCAATTAGATCTTTCTCAATCTCCTTTCTAAGAGGATGCCCTTCAACTTTT